CTCCTTGTTATTCTATAATTAAATAGCGAGTCTTCCTGATTTGTGTTTCAACAAACCAAGTCTCTAAGATTATTCTATATTATAGATACTTTACGTATGTTCCTTCCTATACCACTCACGGTTGTGAACCGTGAGCTATTGAAGGCGAACACTCGAACTTTCGTCCAGCATTCACCATAGCCTTCATTGAAGAGGGGCTACGCCTCTCGCTTAAATGAAGTTATTCCATCACGTTTTACCATTAGGCCTCAAGCGAAAAGAACCTAACGCCAACCAAAATTGTAATCGTCTCCCAAATAGAGAGCTTTAGACAATTTACGGGCGTTAAGTTCAGTTTTTCCTGTCTTTACCTTCGAACCGGATATCGGAATATGTAAAGTGACTTTACTATAGTGAATTACAAGCATCTTAATAAATGCCTGTAACTCAGATAATTGTAATTCTTTTGAATAAGAATTCCAATTATCCTCTGTAATATAGTCACCAACGCGTATGTCCAAAGAAGTCACATCTAGCTTACTGTTCTTAATCCGTCCGATTTCCTCGGACAGAAGAGTACTGTAAGCTCGTAACCAAGGTTCATCAGCCATTGAAAGCTGATGAACCTTAGAAGTTACTTGTCTGATAATATTATTTACTCTATTATCTAGTTTATTAGATAATATGTACTTAATATCATTGACTAGTAACCTAACTTCTGTGTATTTTAATGATCTGTTTACCCTAAAATCGGGTAGCAGACTTTCCACAGATGGGACGACTCCGAAAGGCCCGATGACGGTTCAGGGATCAAGATTCTTGAAGATTCGGTTAGAGTCTAAAAGTTTCTTAATCCCCTCAGACGACCATGTCATACCTTTATTAGATAAATCTAATAAAACGTTAAACAAGGAAGCTGAACCTTTTGTGGCCTGGAATAAAAGATTCGTCCCCACGGGGGTGAATTCATTTTCATGGTCTACTAAGCGTTTCGCAAACTCACAAACTGAAATTTCAGATTGTAAGCTCTTGCTAAGGTTAATTTCGACCCCTAAGATATCAGTCATAATAGAATGATATACTCAGGCCACACGCTCATCAGCGATGACAATGTCATCGCCGAGGAGTGCGTAGCGATCGAAATAACCCTCACCACCACTCACTAAATGTGCGTATTGCACAATAATATGATGAGTGACAGCCAGCATAGCAAAAGATGAAAGAGCCCCCATGGGTTGACCCACTGAGTATGTCACACTATCAGAGATACCCTCACTTATTTCAAGTTTGAGTTTCTTGATAGCATCTTTAGGGACCTTGTAGTCCCTATTGATCAATAGATTTTCCCAATGTAAACCCAATTTCAAATGTCCAGTCAATAGACTGATAATCTGAGATTGTAGTTTAATAGGGAGTCTATCTGTGGCAGCACTCAAATCAAATGAGTAGACCTTTTGATTAGGGCCCACCTTCTTCATCAATAGACGAAGAGGTTTGTCCTGATCAAAAGTTCCATCCTCATCCAGATTACGTAAAGATTTAAATAAATCCTTATGAAATGGATGAAGAGCCATTTGAGTTCATGCGTCAACCATGGCAAATACACGGACTTTTCCTGCCGCCTCTAGTTTAAGTGCCAATTTCCCCAGATAATCTGGAGAATATTGATGCTCAAACATGGAGACGTAATCCTTAGTTTTCGATAGTAATCAACTTCTCTCTAAGGCACCATACTTGTCAAAAAAGTATTGAATACTTTCAAGTAGGTGTGGATATTTATTCACTAAAGAATACATATCCTGCCCCATAGAGAAGAGACTACATCGACCACTAGGTCCTGCAGTTAAAAAGGGTAATAGGTGGTCGTCTTTTCCACTAATCTCGTTCAAAATAAAACGAGATCTAGTAGAAAAGTTAGCCACGGCCGAACGAAGCGAAGCTTCGTCGGGCAACCGTTCAGAAAGACCTGCAAAAGGTCGGACGATAGTCCCTAGTTTCAGAACTGGCCGGCTATCCATTACTCTATAAAACTGTAATAGGGAAAGTACACCTCTTATTACCTTAGGGTCACGACCTTTTAAAAAAGGTCGTAACTCACTAGGAATAATAGTAGGTATACCGCCTTTTATCCCAACTAATTCGGTTGAAAACCGAATCTGGTTCCCACTAACATATGCCTGCATAACTCGAGTAGCTTCTTTTAAATAAGAAACTACAAAAGTAGGACCATTGGCCTTTAACAAGTCAATGATCCTGTCTGCAAGTATGTGAAAGGGGCGTGACGGTAATGACATCACTCAAACTAGGTAATGGGTCATTTTCTTGACCAAAAACCTATTTGTTCGATTTATTAATCGTTTAGTCATTCCTTTGTATTATTGTTAAATAATCCATTCAGTGACGGATCTTCCGGGCTTAACTTGTAAAGTTACCTCTCTCTCTTCTAATATATAAAATATTTATAGAGTGTACTGGTGACCAATAAGTTAATATTACGGTAGGAAGCTTAATGCTTTCTGCGACCGGGAATACTGAGAACTAGCCAGAGCGCAATTGTATTCTTTCGAGTACAATTGTGTACAATCCTTAAATTAAAGTTTAAGGGTACCTTCTTAAGTTTAACGACATTTGGCGTGGTCGTTTGGGCAAAGTGGGCCTGAGGGC